CACCAAATTCAATCATTTTATGCTACCTGTGTTGTGGACATCTGTAGTGGTGATGTGGTTGTTGAACCCCTTGATGATGCTTCGTTAGCATTTTTTAGTGACTCTTTGTAAAGAGTACCCCATGTATTTATTCTTTCATCTTGCATAATAAATGGAGCTGACTCTGCTAATGCACCATATAAATAGAGTTCAGGATAATTTGTTAATATTGTGTTTGTGGTATTTGTATCAGAAAGAGTATCTAATTTTTTGTAAAAGTTTATTTGTAGTGTTGTTGCTGAATCAGGTGGTCTGCCTAAGAGAATATTCGTGCCAACTATAGTAAAGAATTGTGGCTTTCCTCTACTCTGACTATCGTTATATTTGTTATAAAAATCACTGTTATTTATAAATTTAAGTGTGCAATAGGGATCACTTTGATAAATTACTGTAGTTGCCTCTATATATCCTGTGGGTAAGGCATAGCTTTGTGTGCCTGACACAGTTGTTATTGATGTGTCTGTGTTTACCATTTCTCTCACACGCAACTCTCTATTCAATCTTGCTTCTGTAAGTGTAATAAAATCACCAAGAAAAGCAGTCAAATCACTTCTATTAAGATAGTTAGCTATTGATGTTTTGAGGTTTGTGTATGTATCTATTGCCATTATAAATTACCTGTATAAATTCTAAAATGTCTGTTATCTGAATCGTTTAACCATCTAAAAAATCTAGGTTTATCAAGGACTTTGCCATTAAGAGTTAATATGCCTTTTTTTGCTAGTTGGTGAACTACTATGTTTGGTAGTCTTGCAACTCTATAACCCTTTTCGTTTTGCATAGCCTTAGACTTATAAGCACCTTCATTTTGTGCTACTTTGTTTGCGTCTAAGATTTCTTTAATAGTTGACTGATCTTGATAGTTTTCTATATGAAATTTATTCTCAGCTTCATCAACAATCAAATTAGTTTTGACAGATGCCTGATCGTCAGGATCATTAAGTGAGAACTTTTTTGCCATTATTTAAGTGCTTTTGCAATCATCATATCAACTGTGTCGTTGATCTCTAATCCTTGGTTGCTTCTCATACTTAACATCGGATCATACTTACGATCTCCAGGTGATGTCTGTTTAGATTGTCTTTTACCAAGACCTCTTGAGATTGTTTGATCCTTCTTTATTGAGTTTGCAACTACTTTGTAAAGTCTTGATGAATGTTTTTTGTTTGCGAATACTGTCATTGTTTCCTCTCTATTAAAAAGGGAGGGCATAAAATCCCTCCCTGTCCTTGAACTACAATTATGCAGTTAAGTTAAATATACCAAAGTTTGCGTTAGGTGCTTTTGCACATAAAGTGTACTCGACAAGTAAAAGTTTCTTGTCTGCGTCACCAGTTTTTGCAAGATCAGTAGTTTGGAATGGTCTTAAAAAGTCCACACTCCACATATCCATTTGTAGGATATCTACTCTGTTTGCGTTTTGGTGTCTGTTAGGTACAAATGCAACTTCACCGAAATCGGACACATAAATATCTGTTGTGCCTATAGATACTCTATCCGAAGCATCCTTATACTTTGATGCGACCCCAGCGAAGCCACTTGCAGTCTGCTTGTGTGAAGGTGACATAAGTATTGTCTCAGGCTCTCCACCTAGTTCAAAGGCTTTTAAAAGACCTTCTTTAAGTAGAGTTTCTGTGAAAGTTCTGTTTGTACCACCAGCAATAGCTGTTGATCCGTCACCAGCTGGAGTAGCTGAAGGTGAACCACCTTTTGAGAAGTTACCAGCAGCACTTGAAGTACCAGGTTTGTTACCTCCATACCAAGTTCCCACAGATGCGAGTTCTCTAGCTGTTGAGGCATTTCCAGCAACTTTTGCGTTTTCAATTCCTACAAAAGCTCTTTCCATGTCTCGCTTGATTTCTTTACCCATCTTTGCGAGTTGGTATGCCATTTGTGTTGACATTCCAGCATTATCTACTGCATCGTCTGTACCTGAAATAGTTACTGACTTTGCTGAGATTTGTGTTCTGTTGTTAAGTCTGACAGTTGCAGTTCTTGCATCTCCGTCATAATCATCACCTTCGATCTGTGCGTTAGCAGCAGTATCTGCAAGGGAATCAGTCTGCCACTCGTAGAGAGTTGAACTGGCAGTACCTTTTGATGCGTTGCTCATAAAAGGAGTTTCAGAAGGTGAAATATTATAAATTACATCAGCTAAATCTTCTCTTATAGAGTTTGCTCCATCGTATGAATCAAAGGTATTGGTCGGTTGAGCCATAGATTATTCCTTTCTATATATGTTATCGAGAATAAATCTGTTGAAGAACATTCGCTGCGTCTTGCACTTTGCCTGTTCTTTTCAGATTTGCTTTTTGAGATTTCAACCTAACTGCTGCTTCACTATCATCTTGAATTTTAGGGCTACTAGAACTTACTACCTTAGATACTTTCCTTACTTTTTTATTTTTCAGATTAGCATTCTTTTTAATCTGATTATATCGGAAGGCATCAGCTAATAATAATATAGCTCTATGATCGACTAACATTGATATTTCTTCATCTGTATAGCCTTTAGACCTAGCAAATTCGACCATATCTTTTTGAAATTCAGGCCCTTTTTTCTGATCTGAATAAATTGGAAGTTTCTCTGCCAATATTTTTTTTTGTTCAACTACAAATTTTGCAAGGTTTTCTTCAGCTTCTCTCTGCTTTTCAGCTTTTATTCTTTCTTCTTCTTGTTGAACTTCAAGTTGAAGCTGTTTTTGTCTATCTTGCTCTGCTTTAAGTTTTACATATTGAGCTGGATCTTCTTGATATAGTCTTTCCATATCAACATTATTAGATGTTGATTTTATGTGTTCAGACAATATTTGAAGTTGCTGTTGGTATTGATCTCGTTTGATTTTAGCCTCCTCGTTTAACCTAGTTGCTTCAGCATTTTTTGCTTCAACACTCTTTCTATCTTGCGATAGTTTTTCAGTTTTACGAGTATAGTCGCTTTGTCGAGAATATCCCTTTTTGAGTTCATCAAGGGTAACTTCTACATTTTCACCATTTACAGTTAATGCGTAAAGTTCCTGATTAGTATCTGAAGGTGTTTCATCTTCAATTTGATCGATTAGTTCTGGATCATCATAAGTTTCTTCGATATTCGTCTCCGAGTCGCTTACCTCTTTTGATGATTCTTCACTTGCTACTTCTTGAGTCTCAGAGGCTTGAGGATCTAATAAGTTCTTCAAGTTTGTAGCTGCCTCACTTAAATTTAGAGGCTTGGGCATAGGTGCAACAGATTCATTTTGAGTTTCTGTTGCAGATTCCATCGCTGGTTGTTCTGCCATTTAATTTCTCCTATTTTTTTATGATTTTGCCTGTTTCCATAACAGACTTCATTTGCATCACAACAAGTTCCAACATTCTCCTCATAACGAAAATGTTTTCTCTCTGTTCTGAATTTTGTAGATCGCTATTTAACCATTCTATATTTAGGTCGGATCGAATTTTGTTTACTGCTTCTATAAATAATGGGTGTTCTAATATTTGTTTTGCTTCTTCACTTCTTTTTTGTTCGTTATCTGCCACGAGTAAAACCTACACCTTCTTTGAAACCAGAAGTTCCAAAGTTTCTTTTATTTCTTTCAATATTTCTAGCTACTTCAGCTCTGTAAGCAGTATCGTTACGAGTTCTATTACCACTAGAGTCAACTGATGTAAGAGGACTTGTAAATAACAAACTACCTGATAAATCTTCTGCTATCGGAGCTCCACCTGACTCAGATGGGCCTATAGCTGGTACTGGGTTCATAACACTATCAACAGCTTGTCCTACTGTCATTGTAGAAGCACCATCTGATGCGTTTAATCCTTGTAGTGGATTGCTTTGTACTGAGTCAAAATATTGTTGAGGATTGAAAACTTGGAAAGTTCCATTGTTTAACTGTTGACCATATCCTAAATCAGCAAGTGTTTGAGTAGCTGCATCAAAGGTATTTTGCCTTCTATTTGGGCCTCCTGTAAAACTATCAGCAAATTGACCAAGAATATTAAATCCTAGTGGTAATCCAGCACCAGGTCTATTGACTTCAGGATCAAATCTCAAGAAGATATTATCACCACCTCTACTATCTATTAGATAATCGTCTAATATATTAGAAGCACCAAAAGGAGTAGAAGGATCTCTTTGCATTTGACGAAACATCATATCATCACGATCAAACTCTTGTCTGTCTCCACCATCATT